GGAATATCGTGCAAATGAGTTGCAAAAATGAATTTTGCATTTTTTTCCGATAAATATTGAATACCTGCAGATACTAATGCTTGTGCAGATGTTGATTCAGTCCCAGAACATAATTCATCACCCAATACCAATGTATTTTGATTTGCATTAACCAAAATGTCTCTTAATTCAGACATTTCGACAGCAAATGATGATAGACCAGAGAATAAATTGTCTTGGTTCAAAATTCTTGTATAGATAGCCTTGAAAGGTCTTAATATCATTTCTGTCGCCGGAACAAAACAACCTGCTTGTGCAAGAAGAATAGCAATACCAGTTGCTTTCATTAGTGTTGATTTTCCACTTGCATTCATTCCATAAACTAACCAACCTTTGACTCCATTCATACCAAGTGAAACATTATGTGTTACGTATGAAACACGAGAAGCAGTAGCTTCAACTAACGGATGACGAATGTTCTGAATTGTAAAACCAGAACCTGATTCTTCCGTTACATCTTCAATATTTGGGCAAGAAAAACCTAGCTTATTTGAAACTCGTACAATGCATTGTGTACAATCAATATGCTGAACCCATTCTTCCATTAAAACCCAAATCTTTTCACCAGATTCTGATATATTATGACAAGCTTCAATTAAATAAGTGTGTATTAATGATTTTAGGTCTTCTCTTAGTTTAACCAGTTGTTGATTTAAATTTTGCAGTAATTTGCAATCAAACCATCCACCAGATTTTAACTCTGTTACTTTAGCACCATCTGGTAGTTTTTTTCTATTTTTCTTTAGTTTTTGTAAAGTAGCGGATGAACATTTGATTCCAAATGGTTCTTTTTCCCTTGATTCTAAACGAAGAGCATCTTCATTTACTTCTGCATTTTCTGCAACTTCCTTAATAAGAAATTGAAAATTATTCAGAACAGTCTGTATCTTATTCTCAACCGCACCTATTTCAGTATATTTTTCTGTGTTAAATGCTGTTATATCGTTTGAGTCCTGTAATGCCTTTTCTTCAGAGAAATTTTCTTTAAACGATGTGATATAGGTAGTCCATTGTTCAAATGTAAATGGTTGTTTTAATATTGTGTCTGGTGTAATATGAAGAATAATATTTTCTATAGAATTATATGTCTGAAACAATCCAGCTATTTCTTGTCGTGTTATTAATCCGCATAGTAATTTTCTATGAAGTCTTGGAAGATCATACATAAATCGAAGCTGTCTATCTAATTTTTTCTGTGTATTTTCTGGCCATTCCATCAGTTCTTTTACTTCATTTAGTCTTGCACGAATTTCATTTGCTTGAGAATAAGGTGATAAAAGACGAAGTTTGATAGCTCTTTTTCCCATAGGAGTTATAGCTGCGTTAAACAAACCGATTACACATTCATTTTGATTGATAGCAGTCATTTGTAATTGTGTTAGAGCATGATTACCACAGATCAATTTTGCATGAGGAATCCAAGGTTCGTTTCTATGAAATGATTTCATTATACTTGGATAGTGCTCTTCGATAAATTGCAGTAAATATAAAAGAGCCAACTCTTCATAATCTGAACGTAGTCCTAAAAACACCTTTTCTGGTAAGAGAGATTTTATTGAATATATTTTTCTTAAATACTCTGAACGAACCAACTCAATTGAGAAATTATCAGTATGATTTTTATCTAGATTGCGAATATGGATCGGTGTATTTTGCAAACCAAATACTCTCTTAAAATAGGATTCTTCGATTGGTATATCAGATTTCCAATAAACCAAAATTTCTTTTGGTTGAAATACACTTATCATTTGAATTAAATGATCCGATGACCAAATATCAGATCTACCATTCGCTTTCCCTGAATAGGTATGCGTTGTTCCTGTTGTCAAATCTAAAATAGCAGCTCCAAAATTAGGAGGTTGATTGGCAACTCCTTGAAAATAAAATGTCATAATATAAGGAGTTTCATTAGTCTGAATATTTTCAATGTGAGTACTGGGTGATAAAATACGTGAAACCTTTCGTTCTTTTACCTTTCCTTTTGAATCCTTCACTTGATCTACAATAACTACAGCCCATCCAATTGACGTTAATCTCCCAGCCCACTTATGTACTGCATAATCTGGAAAGCCTGCAAACAAAGCATCATGATTCTTTCCAAAATCTTTCTTCTTACTGGATAATTGTATACCAAGAATATCAACAATTTCACGAACATTACATTTTGTTTCTCCCGTTTCTGTATTCATAATGTCATATAATTCATAAAACGATCCTACCTGCATAAATATTCCCGTTTTTGATCCATATTTTTTTGTATATATGTTATAGAATTCAATGTATTCATCATACATTCGTTGTATAATGATAGACTATTTAACTTTAAATCCTTTTTAAACTCAATAATCATTGTTCTAGTAATGTAAGATAAAATATATGCTTCCAATTACGTTTTAAAAATTAAATTTTTAAAAACAGACACAATTAATATAGTTTATTTATCAGCTAGTTTATGTTGATTTGAAAGCATACTAATGAGTTCTACTCTTTTCTTTCGTGAATATCTTGTTATTCCTCTATCTTTGCATAAATATATTAACTCATCAACTTTCATTTTACTATAATCAAGTATATCATATATTTTGATCATACGGTTTGTCTTCTCATAATCGGCGCATAATATCGGATTTTTTGACAACACATCCCTGTAAAGGTTATGATTTTTTCCTTGTTTGATACTATGCCAGAAATGTCCTATTTTAAAATCCCCGTAACCAACCATTTTCACAACCTCACTGTATTTTGGTATTTTGGCTAATGAAAAAAGATGTTTTCCTTTCTCTTTAAGGCTCATTACTTTAACTTCCATACGTTCATCTCTGTCTTTTTTTGTCTTCTCATAATCTACACGAAGTATTTCATTTTTTGACAACACATCCCTGTAAAGGTTAGGATGTCGTCCTTGCTTGATATTATTCCAAAACTGTCCTACCTTAAAGTCCCCATATTCAATCATTTTTACAACTTCACTTTGTTTTGGTACTTTAGTTAAGGCAAAAAGATGTTTTCCTTTGTCTTCAACGCTCATCACTTTAACTTCCATACGTTTCTCTTTGTCTTTTTTTGTCTTCTCATAATCTGCACGCAATATCTCATTTTTTGACAACACATCCCTGTAAAGGTTATGAATTTTTCCTTGTTTTATATCAGCCCAAAATGTTCCTATCTTAAATTCAGAGTAACCGACCATTTGTACAACGTCACTTGTTTTTGGTACTTTAGTTAAGGCAAGAAGATAGTTTCCTTTGTCTTCAACGCTCATCACTTTAATACACATACGTTCCTCTCTATTTTTTTTTGTCTTCTCATAATCTGCACTCAGTATCTTATTTTTTGACAACACATTCATGTAAAGGTCAGCATTTCTTCCTTGTTTGATATTACGCCAAAACTTTCCTACCTTAAAGTCAGAGTAACCAATCATTTGTACAACGTCACTTTGTTTTGGTACCTTATTGTTATGATTAACAAACTCGATTAATGCGTCAGCTTTCTTTTTCATCATTTCTTCTATTTTATCACATTTACCCATACTATTTACGATTAAATTATATTTGAACGTAAATACATCTTGTATGTTTTCATCATCTTCTTCATCATTATCTTTCATATCTCCGTGTTCTATTGATATATATCCACCAATTTTCTTTTCAGAAATAGTCTGATTTATGCGTTCGTCATATGTAGATAATTGATGAAGAAATGCCTGTATTCTTTCCAAATCACTCTCTTGCGTGAAAGGAAAATAGATAGTTGCAATTGATTTATCTTGATGCACACGTAATGCTCTTCCAATGACTTGAATGGTAAAGATATCTGAGGTTGATATACGGAGAAAGAAGATAGAACGAATATGAGGTGCATTAAATCCCTCTGTCAATACACGAATATTTATCAAAAATTGTATTTTTCCAGATTCAAAATCAGCAAATAATTGTTTACGTTTTTTATATGGTGTATGTGCATCAATATATCCAGCACATCCTTTTTGTAACTTATTTAAAATTTGTGTAAATTCTTCACCTTCTTTACAAGATGAAGCATAAATCACACAATGGGATACGTGTTCTTTATGAAGCAAGTAATGTGCAAGATGATCATTACTTACATTCTCTTGTTCAAATATAGGAAACACAAACTGATAATCGCACAAATATCCTTCATTAATAGCTTGACGAAGTTTGTATTCATAAAAGAGAGATCCATCTTTAGGTTTATCAAGTGTTGCCGAAATGTAAATGGATTGTTTACTATCAGATAAAGATTGAATACATTCCATATAAGATAGTTCTTCATCATCATCTATTTCAATATCATTATCTATTTGAGTATCCATATATCTTTCTGGTATTTTAATATTATGTGCTTCGTCAATACAGTATCGCTGAAATTTATCTTTGTGTTCATATATATTTGGAAAAGAATCATATACGCAAATAACAATGGTTTCGTCTTTAATTTTTTCCATATTATGATGTTGTCCTGTTCCAATAAGGTACGGCTTGATACCAAGTTTTGTGCACTCTTCGCCCCATTGTTCCATTAATACAATACGTGGAACTAACACAAGTAATCGTTCCGATATATTATTAATGTGATTATGTAGAATAATCATAGTTTTACCTCCCCCAGTCGGAATACATAAATACACATTCTTTTTAGTATCTTTTCCTTTTTCCAAAACTGCGATAGATTCGATTTGGTAAGGACGAAGAATTGTTTCTTCTGGTAATGTATGTGATGTAAATGTTAATTTTTGTATTTTCTTACACGCATCTCTAAATGTAGAGTCCGTTACAGTAATATCTGTAATCATCTTTCTATCAATACGAAACTGTATCATATCACAAACAGATGATTGTTTTGTACGATATAGAATTTTTTCCGGATTTTCAAATACGTCACAACAACTAAGAAATGTTGAAAAGTGTCTCCACTGTATAGATCCTTGATATAATTTCATCTGTGCTACACGATTTCCTTCAATGTTCCAAGCATCGATCCCCATATCACGGGGCATACCTTTTTCTTCTTTTAAATCTGGCGGAACGTCTTTCCAAGAAAGAAAGATAGAATTATATTTTTTACTAAGTTCTATACATGCAAACCATTCAAATGATTTATGTAAATGATCTTTATATGTAGCTGTGTCAATTTCAATAGCTGATAAGTCTTCATGAATATATTTTGTATAGCGTCGAATGTGTGCTTCAATGATTGATATCAAAGTTTTTATATTATTATATACAATTTTGTAAAAAAATCATTTTTATAAAAGAAAACACTTCAAATGAAATGAAAAATCATAATTATTTAGTTTAAAATTAGTAATTCATATGTAATGAAAGCAATTATCTGATTAAAAAACTTACGAATTAAATATTCTTTTATTTTTAAAAAAGAATGTTCTTACTAATTCATACGAATAAGAGCAACAGTTGTTAGCCTTTTTCTAAGTGATGTTTCAGTGTTAATAATGTCATATACAGAGAAATTATGTTTTTTAATTTTTTACACAAATTAAGAAAAGATATAATTTTAGTTGCTCCATAGATTATCGTCAAATAAAGGAATTTTTATAAATTAATTAAATGAGAAGATTTTTACGGTCTTCTCTCTAATTATTTATCGACCTTCAATATAGCGACGGAAATCGTCGTTTGCTTGTCTTTCTGCCTCCTCTCTGAGACGTTCTTCACGACGTGCAGCACGTCGTGCTTCTGCTTGAGCTAGTTGATTGTTCATAGAATTTACAATTCTAGTTGGTCTTCTTAATGCATCTCGAGCTTCTTGCACTACACGAGCTCTACGTAAACTTTCCTCTTCATCTCTTCGTGACGATGAAATTAAAGATGGATCAAATGTCATTGTTGTAGGTCGGTTAATTGCCTCAGCTCTTCGAATACGTTCTCTTTCACGTTCTCTTTGACTTTCTTGTTCACGTTCTCTTTCACGTTCTCTTTCACGCTCTTCTCTAAGTGTAGTTTTATATGTATTGCAATATTGTACAACACGTTCCCATTCTTCTCCTTGTTTGCCTTCATAAAAATCGACAAATTGTTTAGTCAATGTTTGTACAAGAATACTTGGTATAATACTTATGTCAGACAATGGCTTACGTGTGATTGGATCACTATATGCACCAACATATTTAAAAAAATCTTCAATAGCAGATCTCTCATATGTATGTCCATTACCAATAGTAACAGGGTCTAACATTAGTGTGTGCGTTATTGGACAGATTAATGACATTGCAGTCTGATAAGCTTTCATATGTTCTTCTTCTATACCACCTCTTCGTGGTATAATAGATCTATATTCTTCTTCTATACCACCTCCCCTCAAATTCCAATAATCACTTTGTTTACTCCGATTTTTCATATTTATATTATAAGATTATTATAAATTAAAAAAATTAACATTTCAGTATAAAATTAATTAAAAAAGGTTAGAAGCAATTCAATATTCATCTCCTTAGATGTGATCCAGATTCTCTTTCAATTTCACGGACAAGTGCCCAAAAAGCAGGATCTCGAGTGTAAGTATCACTTCGTAGTTCTGCTGATCGAGATCGAGATAGTTGACTATCCATATCTCGTTGTCTTATAGGTTGTCTAAATACCTCTCCTCTTCTCTCTCGCTCTATTCGTTCACTCTCTTCTCTTTCTCGTTCTTGCTCTTCTCTTTCTTCTTCTCTTGCAATTTCTTTTTCTCTTATTTGTCTTTCTGTGCGTAATTCTTCTTCTCTTGCAATTTCTTCTTGTCTTATTTGTCTTTCTGCACGTAATTCTTCTTCTCTTTCTATTAATAAAAGTTGTAGACTTCTCATTTCGTTCTCATAATCTTCTATACCACTTTCTAATCTTCTAATATATAATCGGTAGTTCCTTTTTTCTTCTATAAGACGTTCTCTCTCTTGAAGCCCACGTTCCATTTCTTGTATAAGACGGTTTTTCTCTTGAAGCCTGCGTTCCATTTCTTGTATTTTTTGATCTTGCTGCTCTTGTGTTTTTTTACGTTCATCCGCCCTTTTTGCATTTTCTATTTCATGTATACGTCTTCTCTCTTTAATTTTTTCTGATGTTTGTTCTTCTTGATATACACCGCATATTCTTCTGATCTCATCCCAAGTAGATCCTCTATATGGAACATCTTTATATTGATAAAAGAATTTTTCTGTTATTGATCTCATCTGTAAATTTGGAGTCAACACATCTGTTAATGGTTCCTTAGTAACTGGACAAAATAGTATTCCTCTTGGATTTATCTCTCTTTGTCTGGAAAATTCATTCATAATAGAGGTTCTATCAAATGTTTTTCCAGAACTAATAAAAACTGGATCTATCATAAGATGTAATGAAATTGGGCATACCAACTCTTCGGCCATATTATCTGCAATTTGCGCTTCTTTAGGATTTTCATCTGGTATTGGTTCAATTTTTGGTCCACCGCCCCTCAGATTCAAATATCTAGACCTAGACCTATACCTAGACCTAGACCTATATCTATTATCAAATTCCATTTCATTCATATTTATAATATATAAATATTATAATATAATTATGAATTTATATAAATTACACTTTTTAGGTAAAAAAAACAACTCAATCACCACTCTTTGAGTTAACGCCGAAATATAACATAATGAGTCTTTTACATCTCATATTTAATTCTACCTATTTGCGACAAAAATTTTTAACTCGTAAGTGTAAATTGTCGTTTTCAGACTAACAACACTTTTATTAGATTGTTATGAAACGCTTAAGAGTACAAATCAACTCTTTCGAGCTTTGTATTTATTATCATTTGTAATAAAATTGAGTTCCATTAGTTAGAGGATTAAAGATTCTACCCTTTCTAGATTTTTTAACTATGTCTTCAAGGCTATTGAATTGAATTATAGTATATTTGGATTTGGATGTTTTTATAATATCATCATAATAATACCAAAAATTTCCATATCTTGCAACAGCAACATAATGACAAGAACCAGAGTGTATAACAATAGCATAACATGATAAAGTGTCATCACCAACAGAAATGGTTGGTTCATAAAATACCTCATTTCCACACCATATTTGAGGTTCAGTGACTGTATATGTTCTCTTGGAAGTTTCATTTCCTAATCTAAACAGATTAAATATTAAATAAGGTGCTTTCAAAATTTCCCTAACTGTTATTATTCGTGGATAAACGTTATTACTTGTTTCGACATCAATATCTTTAGTTAGTAAACTTGATAGAAGAATTGTAGGTGTCTGTTCTAAAACTTCGTATTCTACATCAATAAAGCCGGAAGAGTTAAAATTTCGAGTATTAGTTTTAAATAGTTCTCCATTTGCTTTTAGTGTTTCAAAGTCATCGATAGTATTATGAGTTCCATATATAGTATCCTTTTTTATAACTGGATCTGTTTGAAATAATGATGTCAAATACATAATAAATTCTCCTGAATCAGCCGTTAAATGTTTTTTATATATTGAACCACTTTTACATTTTATAAGAGCTTCACGTAGGTTAGTGCATTTTTTTACTATAGGTGCTCCTTCTACTCTTGTTATACTTTCAGAGATAAGTTTTAATTCTTTCTGCACCAATTTTCGGCGTTCTTTATCTTTACTAGGATTATCAGAACATTTAATTTCCATAAGTGCCGGATCAATTGTATCAAGATCCATAGTTAACATATTCGTTACAAAATCATTAGGACCTCTATCGCCAGCAAATAAAGCAAATAAAGTACTATCTAAATAACAGCTTTGCCCTGTCCATTCTAATCCTCTTGGTACAATTGGTACGCTTGGTACAATTGGTACAATTGGTGCGCTTGGTGCGCTTGGTGCGCTTGGTGCGCTTGGTACACTTGGTAAATACCAATGAGACGTATTTGTTTGAGTGTTTACGTAATAATTGTTGTTACAAGATGTAGATCTTTTTTCCCATCCTATAGGTAATTGAGTTGATGTTTCTTCCTGTTCACCTGACAGTATGTCATAAAACCATTGTGCAGTACTTGAATCCTTATGTATATAGTAAACCGTATCAGTTCTGCTTTTACTCATATATCCTTTCCAGTTTGGGGGAAGATTAAGTAATTCTTGTGGTATTGACCATTGAGATACACCTTTTTCTCTGTTCACGTAATAATACTTTTGATGACTTTTGCTCCATTTTTCTTCCCAGCACTGCTTATTCAAAAACTTTTTCAAGCTAATCATTTATATATAAATAAATATATAAAAATTACAAGTCTCCAATTTGTAATAATCACTTTTTTGTTTAAAAAAAATCATCTTATACAATAAATGATTAGTGTTTGGAAAGAAAACAGGTCAACAAAATCAGGGAAACCATATTATACAAATATTTTAACAAATGAATCTAAATGGAAGGTTCCTAATAAAAACGGAAGTTTAGAAACATTTCAGGATGAATCTAATATATTCATAATGTATATTCCAAATATATATTTAGAAAAAGAGTCTTATACTCATCGTGATAGTATTTTAAGAGGTGGTGTTGATGATTATCTTGATCTTGATAATATGACTCTAGAATTATACAACGAACAAAATCCAGAATATCCAATGTTAGAGTTTCCACCAAGAAATCCATTTTATAGAAAAGAATGGATGCTACAGCCTGGTAGAACAGAAGAAGAACTTCGTGCATATTTTGTTTTTCAAGTAAATAATAATGTATATAATAGTGAACTAAATACTGATTGGTGTTGGATTCGAATTATGAAACAGCTAAATGAGAGACGTCAGTTTTCATATGATGATTTAGAAAGATTGTATTCAGAATCATTATATGATAATTTATACAATGTTGTACATTTTTTATCAGAACCAGTAAAGCCATATATACCAACAAATCCGGTTGAGAGAGAACAATTTATGCATCAACCAAATCGAAGTAGCGAAGATCTTCTTAGATTTTGGATTTTTAGAGGATATAATATGGGCTTATATAGTATTTGGTATCTAATTATGAAACACATGGTTCATAGAGGTGTTCTTTCATATGACGATTTAGACAAATTGTATAACAGTACACCTGAACTACATAGCTATGAAATTGATGCGATTATTTTTCTAAATAGATTCAGAAATTTAGATCCAGATGAAGACCCAATGGAAATGGAACGGTTCTAAAAAATGTAATGAGCATTATATGATTTTATTTTAAAAATCATATTATATTTCATTTATTCTACAAACTCGGTTTTTCTTGAAAGAGTGTACAATAAATATCTAACGATGCATATAATTTTGGCAATAATCCACAAAATTCATATCTATCAGGCAAACATTTTTATCTTTAAACTATTTAATGCACATAAATTCTGTCTGCGTTATTATCAATTGGTACATTTAATAAAACAATAGAATCTAAAAGATTCACGTGATAATTAGAACATTAAAATTGAATTTTTATTGAAAAATAAAATTAGAAATAAGAATGAACATTTTTTTTCTTCATATTTTACCTCAAGTATGTGCTCAAATGCACATAGATAAACATGTAATAAAAATGATATTAGAAACGACTCAACTTCTTTGCTCTGCACATCATATGACAAATCTAAATGAAAATACACCTTGTTACACCCCTTGTTACAAACTTACTCACAAAAATCATCCATCTTCTATATGGACAAGAGAATCAAAAGAAAATTACAAATGGTTGTGTGAACTTGGCAAAGAACTTTGCAAAGAATACACTTATCGATACGGAAAAATACACAAATGTCAATCTTATATAGAAGATTTGTCTCAACACATTCCAAATTTACCAGATTTAGAATTTACACAACCAAGACAAGCAATGCCGAATATGTACAAAGATGATGACTCTATAGAAGCATATCGTCAATATTATTTTTTTGGAAAAATGAATATCCATTCTTGGAAAGGAAAAATAGCAAGTCGTCCTACTCCAGAATGGATTGTTGAAATGCACAATTTATTTATTTAATTTATATTTAATTTGCGATTACTTATATTTACAAATTTGTAATATATTTTTCTGCTTACCATAAAACAAGTTATTGTAGCAAAATAGACATAGCAAACGTACGAAAATCAATAACAAGAGATATTTTTATGTTAAATAAAAAGGTTAGCAAACTAAGAGTTACTAGAATTAATCTTAACAATTTTAACTTGATGATTTTCTTGTCTGCATTCGCATGCTTTAATGAATGCATTTTCACCATACTTATTAATAGAAAAAGACTTTGTTTTCTTTTTACCTTCCGAGTCATTCCATTGAGCTTTCCAACGAGATTTTAAACCATCTTCAAAAATTACACCTGTTACACCACTTTTATTATTAATTTGAATACCTTTGTTATTCGCATTAACTTTACCAGCACCTTCACGAACATTAAATCTTAAATTATTAAGACCATTACGATCAATATGATCTACTTCTGTAAATTCTGGATAAAATATATTATGTATATATTTTTTAGACATTTTAACATAATCTGTTTTTTCGTTTTGTTGTTTACTAAGATATATTGATTTATCTTTAATAATATCATAATGTTCTTTTTCAAACATCATACATTTTTCATCTGAAAGAAATATCTCAAGAAACTCATAATCTTTTGGTAACACAGGATGTGATACAACTTTAACACTTCTTATTCTATTTTTACTCAATTGACGAGTAATAGATTCTCTAATTCTATAGTTACTTGCTAAATTCATAGCACGATCTCTTCCATATTGCTTTATACTAAAAGACTTACTTTTACCACCTTGATCTGAGTGAAAAGTTACTTTTATATGAGTTTTAGTTTCAGTAATACCTCCTTGATGACGACCACTATACCATTCCCCTCTTTCCAGTAAGATTGGAATAGGTTCTTGAATTTCTTTTAGTATTTTTTCTTCTTTTTCTTGGTATTTACATATATTACAACCTCCTCGAAAGTTACCTCTTTGACAGTTTGATGAGTGTATATGAAAACTCGCATGTTTACATTTATAATTAACATTTCTACCTTCTTCTATTGATACAAGCTCATAACCAGCTTCTTCAATAATTTTTATTATGTTTTCTTTCACTTCATTTGAAGTTTTCTTTTTTGAACATTCAGAACAACCATTCCAAGTAGGTCTTAAAATTCCTTGTTTAAGAGTTCTTCCATCTTTTCCACAATGACATTTGTATTTAATATATCTTGGATCTTCAGTATCTGGTTTCCAATCCGAACATTTTTTAGTTTCCATTATGCTATTTATTTTAGTAATAGTTTTTTCTAACAATCCTATTGTCATTTTGTTTTTATAGTATTTTTTATACTTTAAACCAAATTTAATTTTAAAACATTACAACATTATTTTTATATGTTAAATAACATAAAAAAATGAAAAGGTGGCGCTTTTTAGAGAACTGGGAAACCAAGAGCACCTCCGCTAACACGAATAATGTTATTGTTGATAGCTGTAACAATAAATTCATATGTTTGTTTGTAATTCATTCCAGCTGGTAATACATTATCAGCAGCAGGTTTAGGGTCAGCCGCTACTTTGGATTGACCGCTAGCCTCTGGTACAATTGAAACATTTGTTAGCTTTCCATAATTGGTAGATCCCATCGGATCTAGGCTAATAAAATCAAGAGAATACGAATATGAATGATAACCAGTTTCAGTAGGTATCACAGGTGCATGATACCAAGGATTAACCAACGAAAAATAATCAGAACCCATTTGAGCAAGACGATTTGTATTTTCGTAAATCAAAGAAGTCTGAACGATGGGATCCGCACCGCCTAATGGAGTCCAAGTAGTCAAACCAGCAAAACCAGTAATACCATTACCTTCAGTAATAGTAGTTATTGGAGAAGATGTAATATAATTGGAGTGTTCAGCGGTGCTAGTAGTGTTGCGTACAGCAAAGAACAAAACTTTAATAGCGTGAGAGAATCGAATATCAAACGATTGCTGCGAATTAGTAGCAGGAGTAAAAGACTGACGGGGTGCAGTCTGTACTTGCTCAATCAAAATATCACGAGGAGCACATGCCATACGCTTTCTTTCATCATTAGATACGATTGCATAATTAGCCCACACTTGAGTATTTCCTAGAACAGGAGTACCATCTTTTAGCTTATCAGATGTTATAGTCTTACGTCTATCAAGTTGTATACCATTAGTATCATTAAGGGGAGATGGAATCGATTCAAATATCAAAAGATGAGTCCAATCGCGGAAATAAAAGTTGATTCGCATCTCATTGTAAGGAAGAGCAGCGGTCGGAAGAGCTACACCACTATCACGACTGTAAAAGAAAGGAAGAGGCAAGTTAAGAGTCATTGATGGTAATACCTGTCGAGGTTGTATTAAATCATCAAGATTGCCAATCATGTTATTATATCCGTTGCGTTTGCCTTCAGGAACAGTAAAGGCCGCCCAAAAATCAAGATGATAATTATCAAATCGAGCAGCAATCAAATCATTAAAAGTGATAGAGCACTCACGAATAATATTATGCATAAGGTTTCGAGTCCAACGAATACATCCTGTTTTATCTTGCTGATCTTTAATTTCAACTCGAGGAGTATTCATACGAAGCCACGTTTGAAGCATATAATCACCCGCACGTGAGATTGCGACAGACCATTCTTGTCCAAAAGCTGGCGAACCGGCCGCTCGCGAGAGAACAACAGGTACTTGAGTGAACCAAGTAGCTTTCCTCGTTTCGCGAACAAAATAAGCAGTAGCGTCGTGCCCACCGTAGAGATACTTTTCAATTTCGTCAAAAGTGGCAAGATCAATAAATCCTGATGTTACATTTGAAGTAGAGATCGATGACATTGTTTTATATTAACGCAAGATAATTTTTGTTTTTTTTAACAAAAAAAATACTTTAAATATTAAAAACAAAAATGCAAAATGCGAGCTTAAATGAGACAACTAAAATAATAAAGTCTATGTCAGAACTAGATATTTTGAGTATAGATGCCAACATACGTAAGAATTTTGAGGAACAGACATCAAAACTTGATGATCATAAGGAGAAGTTAAATGAAATAGAAGAAACTTTAAAAAACGAAAATCTTCGTCGCAGAATAAAAAGCAGTCTTGAAAAAGCTAGAGATGAATTGCAACTTTACATAAAAGATTTAACAACACAAAAACAACTCTATTTTTATATTATGGAAACCGTAACTTTTATAGAACAATACAAAGAAATTTTAAAAGTTCCTGTTAAAGTAAGTTTTATAGGAAAGCTTGTTAAAAATGATAAAGAAAAGCTTAAAATAATCGAAAATTATATGGAAATTGCTTCTAAGTATGTTGATATTGAATTTGAAAAAAGTAAACCACAAAAAGTATCATGTCCAAATTGTTTTAATAAAAAAGAATTTGACATTATTGATGTAAATACTTACATATGTACAAAATGTTACGCTAGACAAACTGTGATGAAACACAATTCTTCGTATACTGATATTGACAGAGTTAATATTTCATGTAAATACACATACGATAGAAAAGTTCACTTTAGAGATTGTATTAATCAATATCAAGGAAAACAAAACAGTACTATTCACCAAAAAATATATGACGATCTTGAAATACAGTTTGAACGTCATCATCTCTTACACGGGGGAAAAGAAACAAATAAAGAAATTAGATTTAAGGATGTTACAAAAAATCATGTACTTATTTTTCTCAAAGAACTTGGATATTCTAAACATTACGAAAATGTGCATCTTATTCATTATAATTTTACAGGTATTAAACCAGATGATATTTCGTATTTAGAAGAACAACTTCTTGATGATTTTGATGTTCTTACTGATTTGTATGACAAAAAATTTAAACATATTAATCGTAAAAATTTTATCAACACTCAATATGTACTTTTTCAATTATTACGTAGACATCGTCATCCTTGCAAAAAAGAAGAATTTATTATTTTGAAAACAATCGACAGAAAATTTTTTCATGATGAAATTTGTAAAGAATTATTTGAAGAATTGGGATGGAATCATAGTCCGTTTTATTAATTAAGAATTTGTTTCTAAAATGAATTAAGAATTTGTTTCTAAAATATAAATGTCAAATATTCGATTTCGTGTACATCGAGTTCCACATTATTCTGAAATATTAGAAAATGAATGGTATAATCAATCTGAAAATATCGAGAATACATTTTTTACCTTAATGAATATGATTAATGTTTTAGAACCAATTCTAGATCCGATTCAAATAGCAATTCGAAATAGTGAAAATGATCTTCAACTACATAGAAATGATAATGTAGAAATTAATGTTAGCTCACAACTTTATTCTACAACTAACAAAAAATACGATTCTTGTTGTATATGCACAGATAATTATAAAAAGAACGACGAAGTCTCAGTATTAGAATGCGAGCATATTTATCATATAAAATGTATAAAAGAATGGTGTAAATACAAATCATCTTGTCCAGTTTGCAATGCAAACATTTCTAATAATTATTCAGTTATAGACGAAATTGACTAAACTAAATATTTATTTATTATAACTAAATGTTATCAAATTTAAAACAAAAATGGCGTGATTATGGTTTTGAAATAACACTCGGATTTTGCGTTGTGTTTATTATATTTTTTGGTCTTTATCGAAAGATCATTGGTGGAAAAGGAACTTGGACAAAGAAAAATAATTTTAACCACCATTTTAAAACTAATTTTAGAAACTATTATAGTGTTAAACCTACCAGACAACCACCACGTGAGAGTAAAGGAGAAACAGAATGTAGAAGAGTACTACAATTTTTATTTAAAAGAAGTTTTCATAAAGACCGTCCTGATTTTTTAAGAAATCCAGTTACAGGTGGTGATTTTAATTTAGAACTTGATTGTTTTGATCCAGAACTTAAGATTGCTGTTGAATATAATGGTATTCAGCATTATAAGTATATACCATTTTTTCATAAAAATAAAGAGGATTTTTTAAATCAAAAGTATAGAGATGATATGAAAAGAAGAATGTGTAGAGATAACGGAATTCTTTTAATTGAAGTACCTTATACAATAAAAATAGAAAATATTAAAGAATATATAGAATCCTCTTTAATAAAAAATGGAATTATGTTTTAAAAATGCATAAATTTGTTAGTTATATACCAAAAAGACACCTACTGTAATCGCTAATAACAAAAAAATAAACAAAAAAATACACAGTGCTATTATTTTTCGTCTTTTTGCATACTGATCACTTGTTGATGTTTCTGAATCAGTATTCTTATTATTTGTTGAGTCTCCACCACCACTATCACCACCACTATCACCACCACCACTATCACCACTACCACCATCACGATTATTATTAGTTATACTCTGATTACACTTTTGATCTACATTTTTTAAAGCGTCTTTTGCCATAACAGAATCTGATAAATCAATTTTATTACTACAACAATTCAAATTTACTGTATCATTAGGTGGTGTTGGAAGAGGTGATATAGTGTGTGGAATAAATTTATTCTCGTCATCCCATACACTCATTAACCTGTTTATTTCAGTCGGTGAGTATCTGTATCTACATACCCATTTAGAAAAGATGTTAGGTCTATCACTAGAAACATATGTCCATTTGCTAGGATCTGAAATTGAACCACAGTTGGTATTATTAGCTATGTCGTCCAATCTGAACTCATTTATTTTATTTTGATAAGCGGCACGCTTTGTAGCATGATCTTTTTCATTTTGTTCATTCGAATCAGCAAGTTGTTTATTATTAGCTTTAACTGATTCATATTCAGAATTAAATTTAGCCATAATAATATCATGATTTTTTATATATCTGTTAATAGCAGTAATACAATTATCACGATCTTTCATTTTATTAATATAATAATATAATATTATATTTAAAAATTCTTCTAATAAAAAGAGAAAAACTTGTATTCAATAAATGATTAATGTTGATGATGATATTATTCCTTATTGTATTTGGCACTATATCGATTTAGATACAAATACATTTTTAGGATACATTAGTGAACCAAGAAAATATAAAAAAAATGATGTTGTTAGCTTCGATTGTGATTTAAAAATAAATGAAAATTGGGTTTTCGGTGGTACTTTTTATGCAACTGCACCAAATTTTCGTCCTATACCTGTTGGTATGAAAATTTTGTGTGCCAAAAAATCTTCGTCAGTTCCCCATATTACAACAGATATATATCTAATGAAAGATCCATATAATATTAAAAATGATTGTGTATATTTTGCAACATATACTCAACCAGTTCCAAATACGATTCCTCTTTATTTTCATTCACTTAAAAACAATATATTTCCAAGCTTTGATCCAAATCCTCCTTCTAAATTGTCTGAATGGACACAAACTATTATTTCTCCGGTTTTTGTTATGCAAACGAAATATGAAAAATTTAAATGTATAAATGGTCGTTGTATTCCCTGGATTTCTGAAATAAAATCTTTATATGATACAGATCCACATGATGAATTATTAGGTCTTCATAATTGTGTTGTTTATTGTAATAATCTTGTGCTTTCTAAAAATGAAGGAAAACCTTTTAACATATTAGATATGGTATTAGAACAAAGAAACCCACAAAAGTCAATATATTTACTGTATATCATTTTTATTTTTTTGATTATTATAATAATTATTATTATTAGTTTAATTATAAAAAAAAAATTGAAAATTTTTATAAAAAAGTAAATAATATTTTAAATAATGACTCAAACCATCGGAAAGTGTTGTTTTTGCAACGAAGATTGTAATTTATTTTCTCAAAGTTGTGGGAAATGTGTAAGATCTGGTAGAGATTCTACTCTTATAATATATTACGCTGGAATTGGTTCAGATCCAGATTTTCTTTATACATCGGAAAATTCTTTTCGTAAAATCATTGAATTGAATAAAACTAAATTTAATAAAGAATTGCCTTATAATCCTCTTTTATGCGATCTTGATATTCTAATAGAATGGACTGGTGCAGAAATCAAAGAAATAAACTAAGAAATAAACTAAGAAACTAAATTAAATTAGTTGTCTTATTCATATGAATACATATGAATAAAAATTGACAATAAATATTAATATTTTGTATATTATAAAATGGATTTAGGTAAATGGAGTCCACGCAGAAGTAAGAATAAAAAAAAAGGTTACATTTATTTTAAAAACAGATACACTGGTGAAAAAGTTTGGAGTGGCGATTTATACTCTCCAAAAATGGAACCAAATTCATATACAATAATCAACACTCTTGATGGACAGGTAAAAATTCCTGAAGATGCACTTCCTGGTTTGAATGATTGGTCAGAACGAATCCGTATGCTTACTATATATAAAAGTGAAGAATCTGAATCTATTCCAACATTTAATGTGTCTTCATCTTATCTAATAAGATTAATTTCTATATCTCGTGCTTTTGCTCAATACTTTTCTCTAGAAGACGAATTGAAGGAAAAAAAGAGACAGCAAATTGTTCGTATGTTTGATGCTCACAATATGAAAGAGTACACAAGCTTTTACGATGAGGAAATGGAAATGACAAG